TAATGGAGAACCCATTGAATTGAAAATGGGAAAGAGCATTTTCTATTCTCCAACGGGAAAAAATGCTGGAAAGACAAAAGCAATCAAAATGAAGAATTATCAAGGGAATAAAAAGACTCTTGAGGATTTTAAAAAACAGAGCACTTTCAGTAAATTGATTGTGGTAGATATTAAACAGAAGATAGTTATTGTCGTCGAAGATGAATTAGTTCGTAGCAAATATTATGATGATGGTGATGGTGTAATGGTTCGATTGGAACCAGGAGATTATTATCAATGCGAAATTGGTGAAGTAAATCCAATTCGTTGTCCTCAGAAATCAATCACTTATACAATTGATTGTAAAACTGGAAATCTTGGTGAAGCAATTGATCAACTTTATACTCAATGGATTCTGAATCGATGATGAAAGCAAAAAAGAAATTTGTAAATGTGACTCCTCTGAGTCATGTTGCACGAAATCGATTTATTACAATGATGGATTCCTTTCATTCTTGTCAGATTGAAAAGGAAACTAATGATAAACTCTTTCTTGTTTCTTTGAACAAACAGTATTGTTTTTGGGTTCAAAGAACTGGCAATGAGCACTGGAAAGTGGAAAAATAAGAATAGTAAATAGTAGTAGAATAGGAGAGAACTATGGTTGTTCTATTTGCTGCAACCATTATTAATTGCTCTGATGCCATTTTTATTATCAATCGGATCACAAAAGTAGTAGGTCTTACGAATCAACAAAGAATAGAAATCATTCAAACAATTCAAAAATCTATTCCATCTTGTCCTCTAATTATCAGAACAAATGACTCAAAAAGAACTTCAGGCACTTGATTTGATGTTAGAGGACTTACAGACAAATCATCCAGAAATTCGTATTGTTGCTAAAAATTTGGATTGTGAGAAGGAACTTGATGCACTGAAGGTGGAAATTCTTGATTATCTTTATTCAATAAAATCATATCATAATCCATAAAATGAATGCACAGAATATCTATCTCATCATATTCTTTTGTATTGCGTATTTGATACTTACAGACCAATCAATCGCAAAGGCATTTTATATGCTTACTCAACTTGCAAGAGTACAATACGAAAAGGTAAAGTGGTGGGTTGCTCATAATCCAGCAAATCCCATCATTCGTTACTTTATGTGGAGAAGGTCTATGAAGATTGCTAAAGAATTGATGGAAGAACTTGCAGAAAAACAAAAAAAGGTATAAAATAGTATAGTGATTGAGGACAAAACTATGTCTCGCACTTTTAGACGAACAGAAGGAATGCATCGGTACGCTTATCGCTTTCCGCATACATTCAGCGAAATCCGACAGTTAGACGGAATCTTACACGAAGAAGACTTGGAGGGTCTTCCTATTTCTGGTCTAAATCATATCAGGTCAAGAGAACACAATCTACCGACTGCTTGGGATGATAAAGTAGTCTCTGCGTATTATGAGGAGGACTTTAAGTTCTAAATAACACTATATCTGGTAATACATTTATGCTATCAACTCAATATCGCCTCCGTGTAGAAGCAATCTGCGAGAAGATTGTAAAAGGTGAAAGTGTAGAGTTAAGTGAAATGATATGGATTGAGAAACTTGCACAAGCAAATAGAAGTGTTGCAACACTTTTAAGACAAGCAAGACGAAAAGCATCAAATCCAGATATGACAGAAGATAGTCTGGATGGTTTCCTAAATGCTCTTGATTTAGGTCATCCAGACCCTACAGAACATCGCACAAGATTTGATGGTGCTGATGATATTGCTGATTTCTTTCATAATGATGATGGAATGAGACGAGATTAAATAGTTTTGAACTTAAAAATAAAAAAATGAGTTACGACGCAGTTTTCGTAAGTGATGTGCATCTGGGAACAAACCGATGTAATACTGAAAAGTTTATAAAGTTTCTCAAAGAAATCAAAACAAAAAAACTTATTTTAGTTGGAGATATTTTAGACATTTATTGTCTTGAAAAATACTCAACACGATGGAGAAAAGAACATACCGAATGTATTCATCAACTCTTTAATCTCTCAAAAAAAGGTGTAGATATTGTTTATGTTTTGGGAAATCACGAAGGGGCTATTCGTCGTTATTGTGATTTCTCACACAAAAACTTTCTAATGTGTGATGAGTATGTTTATAAAACAAAGAAGGGTGATAAGTATATTTGTGTTCACGGAGATAGATACTCCGAATACTCTTCTGGTTCTTGGAAACAACTCTTTTTTAACTGGGGATATGAACTGATTACACCATTAAGTTTATGGTTGGAAAGGTTCTTTAGTTTTTCTTTAGTATATTTGTTGAAGAACACAATCAGAGGTAAAAACTATATCAATCAATATGAAACTGATATTGCAAACTTCTGTAAACAAAAAGGTGATTATAAGGGAGTGATTTGTGGACACATTCACTCCGCAAACATTCGTAAGTTTGATAAAGTGACTTATATGTGCTGTGGAGACTTTGTTGATACTTGTTCTGCGATTGTAGAAAAAGATGGTGTTTTTCAACTCAAGATGTATTAGAATAGATAGTATGTACCTTCAGGAAAAGGTATGACAGAAGTTATAATAAAACCAAATACTACGGTATTAGTACTGAACTCTTCTTATGAACCTTTGCATATTACAAACTGGAAGAGAGCAATAGTATTACTCTTAAAGGAAAAAGCACAGGTTCTTTCTCAAAGAGTCATAAGATTATTAAACTATGTGAAACTGCCACTTTCTAAAATCGTGTCTCAAAAACCATCCAAGAGTTTGATTTATAAAAGAGATAATCACACCTGTCAGTATTGTGGTTCAACAAGACATTTAACGATTGACCATATTATTCCAAGATGTCGTGGTGGTGATGATAGTTGGGAAAATCTTGTCGTTGCTTGTAGTTCTTGCAATACTAAAAAAGGAAATACTCCTTTAGAACAAACAGGAATGAAACTTGCAAGAAGACCATCAGCACCTTACAATAAAATGCAGTTCACCTTAAATAACTGCAAGATTAAAGAGTGGAGAGAGTACACTTTCTAAACTGTCCACTGCACCTTGACTTTCGGGTTGAGGTGCTTTATTATGACTATATTGATTCCGCAAAACCTGCATTATGTACTCCGCAAAAGTTACATTGAAGTTTGATAGCACTTGGGACCGCAAAGGTGGTATCTATGATGATGAAATCATTCCAGAGGAGCGCATTACTTTTGAGTGTCCTGTAGATGACCTCAACAGTATTCAACTCTTCCAGTTCTTCGCAAAGTTTGCTGGTGCGATGGGACATAATGAAGCAGGTGTCGCCAAAGGTGCTGCTTATGTAGCATTCAACGAAATGCGTAGCACCGAAGATATGCGTAAGACTGCAGATGATTATGACCTTGTTCTTGTAGAAGACCATCGTAAAAAACTGAATGAATATGATGCTGATCAGGATAAAGAACTGAAGAAACTGGAAGCAGAAATCCGTGATCTAAAAGCAAAACTTTCCCGTTGCCAAAATCCTGATAATCCAAACTATACGGATGAGGAGATGGATGCGATGACTGCAGAGTATCATAAGGAATGGAAAGGTCTGGTTCCTGGTAGTAGTTCTGCTGTGATGATGGGTTGTAAATGTCATGTGATGGATAATGAAGAAATGCCAGACGATAAAAAATGGGTGAATGGTGATTGCCCTCTTCACGGTAAAGTAAAATGAAACCAAAACTTCGCACCATTCTTGAAGTAGCAATCAACGAAGGTATCACAGTAGGTTATCGTAGAGCACACAAGCATACAGAAGAACCCAGTGAGAGTTGGGTGATTGAAACGATTGAGAATGAGATTATGAACTGTATTGACCTTTATTTTGATTTTGAGGAAAATGACTGAAAGAGCAAATCTGTTTATGAGTTTCGTATGGGACCAACGAAACCATCAAGGTGCTGATACAGAAGAGAAGTTAGTTGCTTCTATTCTCACACTTGCCGCAGAATATGTAAGGTCTTATACAGCACAAAACGACCTGATTGTGTTAGATAAACAAGACCTTCTCCAACTTGCCGAAGAGATTAGAAATGAAACTACTTGATTATTACAGCAAAGAAGATTTTGGTGTGGAGCACATCTTCACCATACTCAAAGGTAAAAGAAGGTCATTCCTTCAACTTAGTCTTGATTGGAGTGAGTTTCCTGGAAATCCTTATCTTCAAATTGGAATTGGAAACAATCGTTTGATTGATATTCTCTTCTGGTGTTGGAAGTTTGGATTTGCTTTTGAACTCTTTGGTATTACTTGGAACAGTTGGGAGAGAGAAGAATGAAAGAACTACCATCAAAACACGACCTTGATATTTTTTGGACTGTTGCCACCAGTGGCGCTTTAGAAACTGGCACACGCCCCCATCACGGGTTTGCCGACCTGCTGTATGATTACCTTACAGACAGAACACTCAACAAATACGGAGTAGAACTTTGTGATGAGAAAGGTAGTAGTCAAACCTAAATCCAGCAAGGCAAAGAACCGTCTTGCTAACACGATGGAGGGCAACCCTGTTTGTGTTGTGGAACAGGATACTGGCGGTGAGTTATTCTTGGCAGCAGAAAATCGCAAATACTTCTTCTGGGTTAGTACTCGCACTGGAACTAATCGTTTTGGTGATAAAACTGACAAAGATTGGGAAATTGTAGCTGAAATCAAGGAGGTAATCTAATGAGATTTCGTGATATTGAGTTCCGTTGGAGCACCTATAACAAAAAGCACGAACTCGTCAAGTGGTATAAGGTAGAGGAGAGGAATTATTGTTATGTGATTGCCTTCTTTGATAAAGACAAAGAGGGTTATGATATGAGAACTGTGGGTGATAGGTTCTTTGAGGATAAGGATGCTTGGGTTGTTGGTAAGTATGGTTTGGAGTTTCTAAATGCTATTTTTGAGATTGAAAAGAATGAGGATGAAGAATGACTAAGGCAGATGTTTTTATGATTGTTGCTAATGTTTATCTGGCACAAAATCTAAGAGACAAACCAGTTACTGTTGGTATTCTGTCTGTTTCTTATATGCTATTGTCTATTATTGCTTGGGGCACTGCTGCTGTATTGAAATGATTATACCCCTCTACGAACTACAAGGTAATGTAGAATGCTGGTGCCACCGATGTTGTGAAGAACAGACAGGGCATCAGCATTTGTTTAGAATGGTCTTGTGTCCTACTTGTGACAATAAACGATGCCCCAAAGCAACCGACCATAAGTTAGAATGCACGGGTAGTAATGAACCAGGACAGGAGGGAAGTGTTTATGAATAAGGACGCATACTACGACTGGATTGATGAAAACGACACCTACCCGTTTCATTCTCATAAGTGGATAGTGGGACTTTATAACAAATATGAAGGTGTAGAAGCACTTCACCGATACTTTGGAGTTTTTGAAACACAAAATCAAGCACGGGTATTCGCAGCAGATTATAGAGACAAATACACAAAACCGGGATTTATTTCAAAAGTAAGAGTGTTCCCCCTATGTGAGGTA